CGTGTTTATGTAAGTCATAAGTTTGATGTGATTTTTCTTCGCCAGCCTTTGTCTTATGTGTTGGTGCATAAGTTATTTGTCTGGAAACAATATGTTTTAAATGTGTTTTAGGTGAAACAGCATCAGTTATTGTTTTATGTAATTCATGTTCCGTTTTCTTATGAAGTGCCTGTCTCATAGTATGTGAAACATTTTTATTCAATTGTTCGGAAGAATGTTTAATTTGTGCTGCTTTGGCTTGCTTTTCTTTATTTCCAGAATCTCTTAATTCTTTATACTTTTCGTGTGAGTTACCTTTACCTGATGGTAAATTGGCCTTTACTGTTTTTTCATGTTCTTTTACATGTTTTTGTAAATCAGCATGTGAGGCTCCTGTGATTCCGGCCATACCTTCAACACCAGGATTGGAGTAATTAACTTTTGAATGTCCAGTTTTTACAGAAATGGCTACCTTATTTTCATTTCTTTCTTTACCACTTTTAACAACAGCTTCATTTAATCTTTTATGTGTTTTACTTGTTGTTAGAATTAAATCTGCACTATTATTTGAATCGTGTACACCAGTTTCACTCTCATGGTCACTTGGTTGAGATGCCCAAACAGTTCTAGTTACTGTACCATGGCCGTGTTTTTGTAAATGTGCTCGAATGTGTTTTGCGGCATCTTGTGATACTTTTTGGCGGGCTTTATATACTGCATTTTTCTTATAGTCTGCGCCGTGTTTGGAAATTGAGGCGGCATGGTGAATTTCGCCTGGTGTTTTGCCTTCAGCACGATAACTAGTCATATGTGTGCCACCATTAAGGTGTTGACCTAATTCCAACTCCCTTACTTTACCTTTAGTATCAGCTTCTTCACCCGCAGCTTCCACAATTAAATCAGATTTGAGTAATTCAATCTCATTTGAATGGGTTAAAAAACTTTTCATTTATTTTTCCTTAGAAATGCAACACACTTTGGTTGCCTGTAAGGTTATTTATAACGGATTATACCAGACACCAACCAAATTGTCAATTGTTCGATCCAATATATAGTATGAAAATTTAGTCGAATTTCCATTCACCAGTTGATGCTACCTGTCCTCGGCAATGAACTTTTTCAAATTCAACAATCTTTTCTTTATCTAAACAGGCGTAATAAGCATGTTCTAGGTCTATTGAATTTAGTAACGGGAACACATTTTCTAATGATTTATTGTGTGTTCCTATTAAAGATACACACATAGACCATAAACGAGTATCAAAAACATGAGTTGCTCCGTTTACAGGATTAGGCATCCAAGATGGTATACATTTCTTAAAGACATACTTGCCACTTAATGGTTTATAGTCTTCCATAGTGAATCCGTCATCAAGTTGAAGTCTACCAGTTATCTTGAAAATACGTTTAACATCGGTTAAAATACTCGGATTCTCCAAAAGATAATTCAAAACAACGTTTGTCATAACACATTCACCGTGGCTTTTCATTCCATTTTTTGTTAATTCTAACAATAAATCAACGGTGTTTAAGTTTAGGAATAAATCAACTTTTGAAATGAGTTCATCATAAACAGAATTTAATGGTTCTATTGAAACATCAGACAATATTATAGTTGACTCTGGTGATTTTTTTCTAATTGAATCAATAGTTTCTAATGTTTGTTTTAATCGTTCTTCTTTACTGAAAACACCGATTGCTGGTATTAAACAGGATGTTACAATAAAAATGGTCTTCATTTATACCAATACCAAACATCACATTCGGTTGTGAGAACCTTGTCAGTTTTAGTTGGTGCAAATTCACAAACGGCTTTATTGACACCAGGAATTGTTTGATAGTCATGACCAGAGAAGATACCACCAGTTTTAACCTTAGAGTAATAGTTGTGACAGTCTTTTGTTAATTGTTCGTAGGTGTGTAATCCATCAATAAAAATGAAATCGAATTCTTCATCATTGAACCGGTCAACAACATTGTCTGAAAAGTCTCTAATCAAAACAAATCTATCACCATAAATAGCCATCTCTTTTGTGACACGGCCAAAGAATTCTTCTCGGTCATTCAATACATTACCGTTCCAATCTGTATATGCAACATACGGATCAATTGAATATAAGGTCAATTCTGGATTGGTGTCCAATAGAAACTTTGAGGTGTGTGCCTCAGAACAACCAATTTCTAATCCTTTTTTCATACCTTTGGTCAATTCACCTAAACCGTGACCAGAACACTTAGATTGACCAGGTACTACTCCAAAAGCTTGTGTTACTGTATCAAATTTAATTACATCATTCATATTATACCTCTTTATTAAAATTACTAAAAATAACAAATGGATCAAGGCCAAGTTGATGATCCGGAATCCTGTGTAATTCAAATAAATTAGGATCTTTGATTGTTGACATTAACATAAGTGTTTGGTCATCATCAACCATACCATTATTATTCAATTCACTCAAACTTTGTATCATAAGTTCTTTGAATTTTGGCCATGCTGATTTACCACCAACAATTTTTGCACCTAGTATGTATACATCATTTGTTGAGATTATTTCAGTTAATGGTTTATTATCATATTCTTTATAATTAAACAAATGTATTTTGTTAACATCAAAGTCATATGACCACTTTTTGCTTGTTGGAATCTTATCTGGTGTACGACAGTAACCAAAATCTAACCAAGACACCAATTCGTTTTTAACATAGTTACGTTCTATTGCTATATTAACAAATGCTGATTTTAGAAAATTCACAACCACATAATGTGCATTCCAATATTCTGGATTTTTTCTTTGGCTTGGATGAATCGAATTTTGAAACTTATCAGTTTTCTGAATGTCGTTTATTTTTTTAATTAAATCTGAATATTCAGTAAAGAAATCAAAAGGAACCCATCTTGTTAATTTATCTTTACGCAAAGGTATCAATTTTTCAATCATATCAGGAGTCGAAAACACAACGAGTTCATTTTCTAATTGTGCCATATGTGAGAAGCGTTCAATGTATGTATCGGTAGTTCTTTGTAAATAATGTGGCAAACCTTTATCTGGTGTCCAATCACCACGGCCAATATCATAGAAAGCGGTAACAATAGAAATATTACTCATATCAATTCGTACTAAAAGTTATAACACTATCATCTATATCAGGTGTATATTGTGATTTAATTTTTACACCATACTTTTCTTCATAGAATTTCTTCCAAGCCTTAACTCTATCATATTGGTGTACAATAACAAAAGGTTTTTTAGTTTTGGCATCTTTAACAAGACCATCTTCAAAAAATGGTCTATCTTCTAGGAGATAAGGACCAAATTCTTCATACTGAATTTCACGATTTGTGACATGAGCATTCATAGCCCATGCATCTTCTAAACGTGCAATTTTTGTTACAGCATTATAAGGATACATTCTCATCAATACATTATATGCGGCTTGGTCAGCAACCCAATCTGCACGGTTTGAAGATAATTGAAATAACATAGAACACAAATCACAAATAGCTTCTATGTGGCCAGCTAGAGTTCCAACACAAAGAACTTCATAACCTTTAATATCTTCATACAATTCTTTACCAAAACATTTTGTAATATTATCTCTATTCCAAGATTCATTTTCAATTTTAATTGCCTCAGAAGAAGCGACCAGTTGAATATCAACTAAGTTATCTTCTAACCAATGTGATGGATTTTCTTGAAAAATTACATCACGAACATCGGTAGTAATAACGTAACGATATTGTGTCTTTTTATCTTTTAGGTAGTTGTAAAGGTGGTAAAATCGTTCCATGTGAAACATCATTTTACCATTAGATTTTTTTGGAATTACGGTGAATCCGGCATCACTAATTTTTTTATTAGTTTCTTCAGATGTATTAATAGTGATAAGAATTTTATCACCATCAAAATCGGTTTGATTGATTGAATCAATCCAAGGTTTTACTGCATCATAATCATAATTACTAAATGCACCAATAATTAAATCTTTTTTCGCCATGGTAATTCTCCATTATATTGTTTATTCATCATTTCATTTCCTTTTAGGAAG